GGTAAGACAGTATAAAATACATACTAACTTAGACGGAACAGATGACAAAGTTTGGGACGTTACAAATGGAAAAGTTAGATTTTATCAGCCCTCTAATTTAGGTTTACAATCAACTAATAATATTTGGCAAAGTAATGGTATTGGAGTAATGGGAACACGCTCAATTACTCAACCTCAAATAGAATTTAAACTAGAAACGTTTGGCGAAAGTTTAGAAGAAAACTATCAATTAATGAAAGACTTCGTAAATGATATTCTTAGCAAAAAATTCGTTACACTTGAATATCAAACAGAGATTTTTCAGGTGTATGCTGATTTAGCTTTAGCAGATATCACAAAGACAGAGGGTTATGGCAAAAACGGAACTTTCAGCGAAAAGATAACTTTTGATATAATTACAAAGTGGTACACTTACGAAAACTTAACTTTTGAAAAAATTCAAAATGGTCAAGTTCTTTCTGGTAAGTCTAAAATTTATGGTGGAACAGCACCAGGAAACTATAAGTATGTCAAAGGAACTTCTTACACTTATTATGGGGAAAGTGACATAGACCGTTTAAGCCGTTGGGATATAAAAGATGAAATATTTAGCTTTGTAGGCGTACTATATCCACATCTACCTAAAACACCTGCTGGAATTAGGTTTTTAGATGATATTGGAAATGAATATACTGCAATTGTATTTAAGACGGAACAGGTACAGAATTATATTTTAATCAATACAGATGTAAATGATGAAATTTATCAAGGCTGGAACGGAACGACTTCATTAAATTTATTCCCTGTAATGGACTTTGAACGATACAGAACACGTATAATTGAAAAAGGTCAAATGGAGTTAATCAACCTTACCAAAGCAGAATTTAAAATCAAGAGAAAGGCGGACTTCGTTTAATGTTAGAGGCCAATGTTTATGATAACTTTAATCCGAACTATTATAATATATCTGATTTTAGTCTACCTAATGGCAAAAAAGAAAAAAGAGGGTTGCCGATACCAAAAGCAAGATGTCAAGTTATTAACTATGAATTGTGGGAAACAGGCTATCTTTATACTTCATCAGCAACATTGACCGTTTCGGTAGAGGTTGGGGATATTGTTCAAATTCTTTTTCCTGAAGTTGTTCCAATTGATGAGGCCCTAGGTCAAAAGAAAAAACTGAACTTAGATATGGTTTATCTTGTTACAAGTGTAGATGAAAGTAATAAAGCTACATTAAAGAACTATTTTTGGGCAATGATTGAAAGCCTTGATGTTCCAAACGCAATAACTAAAACGACAAACTTTGCTATCATTGATTATTTAATTGACCCTCGTAAAAATAATTTAATGAGTTATGGTTATTTCTTCAATTCAAGTATCTTTGCTGGAAAGGCTACAATTAACCGAAAAGCGGAAACTTCATCAGCTAATGATGTAGCCAAAAGGATATTTTCTAAGGTTCAATTCCAACCGACAACAACTATTCAGCATTCTTCTTCAGTAGAAGACCCTAGAACTTTATTATTTATTAACTTTGCTTCTAGGAAATGGAATAGAAGTAGAATCACGACAAGAGTAGATATTAAGCAAAATGTGACAATGGACACAGAAACAATAGTAGAACGTTCGGCTTATAATTTCGCTGTTGTATTCGTTAAAAATAAGGAAACAGACGGCTATACCGACCCACCTAAAATGTACACAACAAAAAACAACGGAGATGTCATTGATTGGAGCACTTATCGTGGAAACGGAACAGACTTGCCAGAAGTAAGAACTGCAAAAACATTATTTTATGATAGAGATGACCACGGAAATCCTCCCGACATGTCAACTATTAAGGCTGAAATTTCTCCCTCTACAATTGTCACAAGGTTAATCTTTAATCAAAACGAGCTTTTACCTTTATATGTTAATGATTTAGTAGATATTTGGTACGAGGGTAAACTATATTCAGGATATATAGCAGACAGAGTTAAAACAGAGTTCAGTGATAGACTTATTTTCGTAGAAAGTGGAGACAAACTAAATGTTATATGAGTATGTAGCTACTTATGGTGACAAATATAGAATAGATAGCTTTAAAGGGCATAGAGAACTTCGTAAAGACCACTTAGAACTTTTGCCAGGTAAAGTGTACTACAATGGCGAAAACACGCTTAGAATCGAAACTACGCTATTATACGAAGTAGGACAATTTGTTTCAATCGGTGGCTATCCTTATGGCGGTAGAAAATTTAGATTATTGGAGCTATCAATTACTGATAACCCAGTTTTAGATAAAGCGAAGATAATTTCAAGAAAGGTTAAAAATGACAATTAAAAACTTTACATTCTTTAGTCCAAATGGAACAGAGTTTCCAGTCGGTTCTAATAATGACGCAAAGTTATATATGATGTTGACCGGAATGGACTATAAAACAATCAGGCGTAAAGACTGGCTAACCCCAACCAATTCAGGCCTTAATGTAATTTATAACAATACTTCGATCATTGCTGGCGGAAGATATTTTGAACTATCATTTGAAACAGTAGCTCTAAATGCTAATTCCGTAAACTATATTCATGCAAATATTGACTTAACACAAACAACTCGTCCTGTCAGCTTATCAGCCGAAAAATCAGATAATAGCAACAGTATTGACTTGAATAATTCTTTAGGAGTGCTGAAAGTCTTAATTGATATTAGAACAACTAATGGAACAGATGTCACTCTTCAAAAAGCACCTGATAACGTAACATATTTAGATAAAGCTGTTATAAATAGCGTTATATCTTCCAGTACGGTTGATTCCGGTCAAGTCAAAACAGCAACGATTAACACAGGTTACGGACGAAGTGCTGTCATAACTAGAATTGGAAACACAGTTACAATTACAAGTCAAAGCCAGTATTCTTCTGAACCAGCTAACGCTTCATGGCAGAGAGGAGTTAGTACATTGCCAGTAGGTTTTCGCCCAGCAACGGAAACATTAATTTATAACCAAGATTTAACTATCCCTTCGAAATTTTCTTGGAATTTACTACACACAAATGGGCTTATTGATTTGTTTAGCAATGGAAATATAAAAACAACTGATTATATATTAACTAGCGGACAATTTTGGATAACTAAAGATAAGCTACCAGAATAAACAAAATAACAAAAATAGAAAGCAAAATAAAATGGTAACTAGAATGATTTTAATAACTATCTTGATTTTGGCGATTCTTTTCGCTACGTGGGTCAAAGATAGAGAAGCGATGAACCCACCTTTCAAACGTAGACTTGTAATTGATTTGACGGTAATCTTCGCGCTATGGGTTTTATATGCAGTCTTCTACTTTACACAAACACCCTCAACTTCTGATATCGCTAAAACTGTGATTAACGTAGCTTTGTTATACTTTGTAGGACAGTTTATTTATTTAATCGCAAAAATCAGTCCTATGTTTGACGGTTTGGTTAAACTTATTAAAAAGAATGGCGTAAATATTCCTGAAGCGGAAGAAGAACAAACGGAGGATAAAAAAGAATGAATATAACTAAT